CTCACGCTCACGCTTGAATCCAGTCTGGATCTCACGCATAAAAGCACGGTCAATTTCGCCATCGGAATACCGAGGCAGTGCAGTAATAATTTCCATAAAGAAAGGAAGGGAGTGGCCGCTAATTGCGACCACCCCCAACCAGAATCAATTAGTTAGAAAACAATTCACCAGCAGTAGGGTAGTATTCAAGAAGAACACGAACCTTACCCGCAGCAGCAAGGGCTTCATCGACCTCACCTGCTGATGTGAACGTAATATCCAGATTGTCAATAGCTGGAGCAAGGTAAACATCATCACCTGTGTTGGTGAGGATTGTTCCTTCCGCAACTGGAGTTTGACCTTCGCAAAGTTGAGCCGATGCAATCAAACCATCTGCATCTCCATCATCACCCATAGTTATGGTATAACCAGTATATGTAGTGCCTGATGTTGATGTTGCTGGAACGATTTCGTCAACCACAACTGATGCTTTGCCGATTTTGCCAGCAAGCTGTGAACCTCCGACTGTTACGTTCAAAACACCACCAGTTGGTACATCTTCTGCGATGTCAATGGATGCTTCGTGCGTATAGCCAAGAGCTAGGGTTTGGATATCTCCAATTTTTTTAAGTGCTAATGTAGACATAGTATTATATCTCCTTGGTTAATGATTAGTCAGTAATCTTGCCGTGAGCACCAGGGTGGTAAACACCGAGGGTCAATGCACAGTCAACAAAACCACGCTCACCGCCACCAAGATTTGGAAGGCGAGTAGAACCCATTGGGATCAGTTCGTGAATACCGTAGTACTCAGGATTAACCAAGTATGCTGTTTCGTTAACAGGATTGGTAGTTGGCATACAATCAGGGTTAGCGTTTACAATAGAAACGACACCGTGATCGGACTCATACAGATCAACAGACAGCTTAATAGAACCGCTGTTACCATCGTAGTTTACGCTACGAACATTGTCTGTAGCGGAACCAGTTGTGCGAGCGAAGTCGCTGATTGTTTGACGAACACCTACGTCAGCAACCATCATTAGGTTGTTGGTAGAACCAGTAACCTTGAAGATAGAGGCGATGATTGTGTTGAACTCAGCTTCGGTAATTGCAGTACCGCCTTGATCCTTGATGCTGTCAGCAGGAGTACGGAATGCAGCAGGAACGTCAGAAGGACCAGCGGAATCAAGCCAGTCACCAAGACCACGAAGGCGGTTGGCTGTGCCAGCACCATCTTCAGTAGCTTTGTCTTGAGTTCCAGCAAGTGTAGCTTCAACGTCACGCTTGAGTTCACGGATTGCCTTAGCTTCGGCTTGAGCGATCTTAGCAGGACCGACGGAGTCAACAGCTTCCTGAAGATCGGAAACCATAAAGTCACGACGGAACTTCTGGATGCGGTTGCCAAGACGAGCACGACCAGCAAACTGATCTGTGAACGCAGTAACATCAGCACCTTCGCTAATACCAGCAGTTGAAGGAGCGGAGAGAGAATCGACTGTCCACTCTACGTTAGTAGCGGAAGCACGTTCTTTGTTAGCAGAAGAAAGGATCGGGGTTTCCTCAGGTGCAAGAATTGTCAGGACATCTGTCAAGTCTTCACGATTGGATACACCAGAACCAGTATTAGTAGTATCGAATGTATTTGAAAAGGACATTGTAAATAAGTATTAGAATTATCTTTGTTGTAGTTTAAGTTTGCGAAGCTCTGCGAAATCACGAGCTTTACCCGTCTGCTTGAATCTGGACTCTAGTTCCTTGATAGCCTTGGCTGTCCTAGAACTCCCTTTTTCGGGCTGAGAGGAAGATGGTGTTGAGGTAGCGGATGGGTTTAGCTTAACGCTTTTCTTAGTCTCAACAACGGGCTTGCGTCCGTAGATACTATTTGTAGCGTGTGCGAACCAATAATCCAACTGTGCCGCAACATCAGGGGCTTCTCGCTTTACGACTTCTTTGAGTCTCTTAAAGCGTTCGTCACCAACAGTAGCCTCATATTGTTTCCGAAGGTCATTGTCCTCACCATCTAGCCATTGCAGTTCTTTTTTAGCTCTCTCTTGAAATGCTTCACTGAGTTGCTCGCCCTCGATTCGGGCCTGAACCTTGGATAGTTGGTCAGGCAAAAAGGTTTTCTGTGCCTTGCGAGCTTTAAGCAACGCCTGACGCACTTCCTTCTTTGTCCATTCCTTACCATCAATTTCTGAGACTATGTCATCAGCGGAGTAGCCATCACTCTCAAAAAGAATATCCTCTGCCCACTCAACGATGCCATCAATCTCTGCGGCTTTCTCCTGTAGCTTCTCTACAGAATCTAAGTTACCGTATGGATTGTTTTCAACCTTGCGTGTTTCAAGGGGATTCTTCTCATTGAGTTTAGCTTCGAGGGTTGCTAGTCTTTCCTCCGCTGCTTTACGCTTGGCAGTCAATTCGCCAAAACGTGCAACAGCACGGGAGCCTAGTTTCTCGGATAACTCCTTGAGATCATCTTCGGACATTTCGTCCAGATTGTACTGCGAAAGAACATCTTCGGACTTAGTCTCCTCAGTGGTTTCGGATTCCTCTTCGCTAGTGGATTCCTCTGCCTCCTCGGTTACTTGCTCCTCAACTTCCTCTGTGACTTCCTCCTCTGGCTCTGGCTCTGCCTGTTCCTTTGGAGTCATCTCACCGAGTCGTCGCATTGCGAAGTCCGTGACGGATATGTTTGTCTTTTCCACTGATTCTGGTTCTGCCTCAGCGATAGCAGGTGTGATTTCGTCTGTCATAATTTCCACTCATTTACGCCGAGCGATGGCGATGGTCAGGATTATAACATACTACATTACAAATGATCACTGAACCTACTTTGCAGTAGTCCGTAATCAGACATCTGTAGTATCTGGTCATACGATATGACCCGTCCTGAAAGCTGTTGAAGACGCTCGGTACTAGCTTCGTGCATCTCACTGATAGTCTCCTCACGGAGTTCGTGAATCATCTTTATGAACCGAGCGAACTGCTCGTAGTTCTGAAGCATCTTGATGTCTTCTTGTATCGTCATAAATTATTTAGCAGCTTGACGCATGAGTGCTACCGTTCGTGGCCCACGGCTTTTTACTTGTTTGTACCACTTTGAATCAACCATCTCATCAGCAGCACGGCTGTAGTCATTCTGACCAAGTGCTGCCTTCATCTTCTCGAACGTGTTGAGTTTCGTTAATCCTAAGTTGAACGCCATATCCACGATAGCCTTCTTGACTGGCTCAGGTCGTCTTGCAAATCCTGGGTCAAACTGTTGGGCATCACTGAACGCTTGGCGTAAACTGTGGTTGTATAGACCTATGATCTGCTTCTCCTCCAGTGGCTTGCCAGCAAAGACATCATTGATGTCAATGCCCATATCCTTGAGGACTTTTTTATTATTTGCATCCTCTAGGTTGAACCCAATCCCGATGGTGCGATTACCAGTTGTGTCCGTATAGACCTCTGGCTTGTAGCCCTCGTTCTCCTTGAACATTGCAAGGTAGTCCTGTGCCCTAATATCCTGTGCCCTGCGTTGGGCTTGCTGAGATACTGTAAGATTATCCATTATAGATTCTGAGTCTCAATCTCACCCATCTGTGCTGGTGCTGTACCTACACGACCAATCTCAGCGTTCTGTGCTTGCTGCATCTGGAAGGTGTACTGACCTGCGTACTTCTGTAGTCTTTGAGCAAATGCCTCGTCAGTAGCTAAACGCTGTGCAACGTCAGGCTGCTGTGCGTACTGCTGGATTACTTGAATAGCAATCTGTGCTCCTGCTGGTCTAGCTGGCATTTCAATTCCCGAATATATCTTAGCAAGATCGTCAGTAACATTCTTGACCATTTCCTGTTGTGCAGTCTCGACGGGCTGTAGCACCGCATCAGCCATAACTGGATCAATCTCAGCAGCAGCAATATCCAGAAGACTATCAACATTAAGACGATTATTGGCATTAAGCTGATTGAGTTGAACAAACTGTTGAAGTTTATTTTTGACCGTATCTGGGTCAGTGTTCTGGACATCAAAGCTAATAAGAATGTCAAAGTTTTCATCTGGGTTTCCTTTGTTGAACTGAATCGGGTCAGGCGTACCTGTTACTCGGAAGAATACTTCATCAGGGCCGAAACGCTGGAAGCAACGGAACGCCATACGAAGAACCTCTGCTGTGTGGCTAAGATACTTATCAACCAAGAACTGCTGACGAATCTGACTGATGGCTGAACCCTCGTCCAGCCCAACTAAACGGTCAGCCTGTGATAGCTGTGTTTGCTCCATCTCAACGGAGCCTTGGTTATAGGAGGGGGTCGGTGCAAAGTCCAGATCACCCTTGCGGCGATATGGAATCATTCGACCTGGCCCCCAATCAGAAGGAGCCTGTCCAACGGGGTGCAGAATCGGTGGAAGTGTCGCTAGGCTGTTTCTGTCGATGCGTGAATCCCGTTCGACTTTCACCTGATTCTGAATGCCCCGAAGGACAGAAGGAATTGT